CATTGGTCACTTGGATATCAAAGAATGTATCACGACCATTCTTCATGTAGTCCAACATCATTTCCTTGAATGTTGAAGTGACACCGTAGATGGTCATCTTACCTTCTCCCTTGAAACCAGTCGCTTTTACTTGCGTACCACGTTTGTTAAGGGTTCGGACTTCTTCTTTGTTTTTCTTAACTGTCGCTTCAAGTTCCTTGATATAGAACATGAACTCATTTCTTCCATCGATGTGAATAAAAGCGGTACCTTCCTGACCGCTGATTACGTCACGACCTTTTAAAAAAGCCATACTGTCTCCTTTCCTACTCTACTGTAACTGTCATGTACAGTTTTTCCATACTGTCTACTGGTTTCACTTTGACGTTAACCACTACAGACTCTTTCAACTCACCACGTAGCACCTCGATGTCTTCAACTTTGAAGTCTTCAATAGCACCACGAGCTTCAAGATCTTTGAAGTAGCGAATACGGTTCGCTTTGAACGCTTGACGTCCATCTTCGTTGTTGCTTACTTTACCAAGGAAATACTCAGAGAAAGCATAACGAGTATCGTTCACGATATCGTCCAAAGTACGCAAGATACGGTTCTTACGGAAGTCTTGGTTCTTCTCAATCGTAAAGCTAACGTGTGAGTTGATATCTTGTTCAACTACTGCACGGCCACGACGAGCAGTGAAGACAAATTGCCCTTTCAAAAGTGCATCTTCTGTCTCTGTATGGCTCAAACGACCTACAACATCAACAGAGTCTTCGTACTTCTCATAAGTCAATGATTTCTCAACGCCAGCATTTGCGCTTGCTGCTGCAACCCAAACAGTCGCTTTAGTCTTATCAATAACTGTCTTATCAGACAAGATAACACCGTTTTTAACGTTGATTACCGCTTCACTATCTGCGTCTGAGTCCGCAACAACCAATTGAGCGCCAAGTCCTTCATCTTCACGCATGCGTTTGATAAAGTTGATAGCTGCTTTCTTGATAGAATCGTCTTCTACTGGCAAGGCCATATAGTTAAACTCAACTGTTTCAAGCGCCTTGAAGTATTCTGAGTAGTCTTGGGTTGAGACTGCACCGTCAGTACCGCCAGTTAATTTAGCACCAGCCACCGCTTGCAGTTCGCCAGTTCCTGAAAATTCAACTAGATCATTGTTTTTCAAATCAGCCAAGACTTTTACAGTTTGTGAGTCCATAACAACAGTATCAAGGAACGTGACAACATCAAATGAACTTGAGTCGTCTACGTTCGTTTTGACTGTTACTGTAATGTCATTCCCACGGACACCGCTATATTTAGCTTGAGCCGTTACGTTGTCTGAAAGGTTTACGTTTGCCTTTTCACCTGTATTTAGACGATAAAGCAAGACTTCGCTAACACGCTTGAATGCTTCATTTAGCAACAAAAGCTGTGGGCTTTCTTGCTCATAGCCTAGTTTTTTAAATAGGTCTTCGCCACGTCGGATTTTCATCAATTTCTTTGATTCGCCGAAGCTGAGTGCCAACGGTACTGTTACGACACCATCACCACCAAGGCGAGTCATTGCGATGTCTTTTGATTTGACGTTGATGTAAGCACCTGGTCTTACTTTATTTTGACGTTTCCAAATTCCACCTGCCATTAGTTAATCTTCCTTCCTAGTTCGTATTCTAGTTTTGCTCGTGCTTCTTCCAAACTATAAGACTCTTCTGGGTCTAAAATAGCCCCCAAGATGTCTTTTTCTCCGTTGGTAAAAGCGCTACTTTCCAAAATGTCCGCAGTAGGGAACACAATTCCGTCTACATTATCCATCTTTTACCTCTTCTTTCACTTTCAATTCACGTTGTTTGATATCTTCCTCTTCTAACTTCAAGCGTGTGCTTGCGTTAAAAATACAATGCAGAACGTTGTCAACCACTTCATATTGACGGTCAAATAAATGAATCGTCGGCAAGTGTAAGAGTTTATAACTCAATTCTTCCTGCATTGCTAAACACTCGCTACGCTTTTTCTTTGGAGGAAAATAAGACAAATCCACTTTAGAACGTACTTTCACATATTTATTGGCCTCTGGAGTGTACTTAGTATCAACAACATGGATAAAAAAACAAGGCTCTTTAAAACCTTGCTCTACTTCATCCAGATAAATCCTGATGTCAGGATATAACCCCTTGATATGACTAACTAACTCCTCAACCAACCGAAAGCCTTTATTTGCCATTTCCTAACACTACCTTTCTCATAAAGCCATCATACTTATCACGGACACGCTTCTCCATATCGCTTTTAGTATCTTCAACCGTTTTATGAAGGAAATATTGCCCTGGAACAAAGCCACCATTGACTGTCTTATGCCCGTACTCAACGTGTGGGGCATAGTAGACCTTGTTATAAACTTTCTGCTTATAAGTCCGTCCAGATACTTCAATATGGCTTTTAGACCAGCTTTTTTGCAAGGTTCCGCCTTGTTTACCATGAACACTTGCCCAAAATTTGACGTGTTTGCCATCTTTGGTTGTGAACTCAACCCAATGATCCGTATAAACACCGACAGGTGTTCTCTCTTTCACTTTGGATTTTAGTTCTGTACCTTCATAATTCAAGGTCTGTCTCATAAATCGGTCTACTTTCGCATGATTCGCATTCTTGTTGAAGTTGTTAGCAAACTTAGCGAAACTACGATAATCAAAACTGCCACTCATGACTTGCCCTCTAGCTTTATAGCAATTTCTTGATGTGACCAATACTGACCAATAGGCACATTAGACCGTGTAAACACTTTAACGTGCCCATTTCTATCAGTCACCTCAATCTTGCAACCTGCAGGGATATCATAGACAACAGAGCAAAAGAGTTTCATATCATAGCCATTGGCTTGATAGTCGCTCCCGTTCGTTGAACTATTGCTCATTTGCGAAATCCTGCAAGGAATGTCCTCTAATAGCACGCTTTCTGACATACTGGTCAAACCGTCTATCTCTTGCTCTGTATAACCTTTAACCGTCATTTTACAGTCATACAAGAAATCAAAGACTGTCTTAGCATATTCGGTCATAGTAGCTTCCTAAAACGATTCAACTGACGCTTGTAGCGCTCAAGTGATGACGGCACTTGTTTCATTCGTTGAATCATTTCATAAGGACTAACCTTTTCGATTGTCGTATCACCCATTTTGATACTTTTAACCGAAAAGTCTTCTGCGTCAGCTTTTTCAGCAAGAACACTTTGCTCCTTGACCTTGTCCAGTAAGTCGTTGGTCATGTCTATCCATACGTTCTCTAAATGTCCAGGCACACTGTCTTGGTGAATATAATTCAAAATCTCGTTTTCTGCTTGGGTTAAAGCGTAATGGAGAACTTCCATGTCTTTGAAATAATTATCCTGACGCATTTTCCGAACGCATGAGATCAAGTACATTGTGTTGTCTTGTTTCAATTCTTGAATCATATTCTGTTACCCAATCTATTTGCCAATTTTGTGTTTCAAAGCGATAATACCGATATTCTTAGGCTCGTAAACACGTTGCCAGTTCTTGAATTTAGCCAAGTCAGCATTTGATGGAGTGATGTTTCCAGCATCCACTTCTGCGCCAGTCCATTTCACGCCGTAAGGGTGCATAACAAGGGCGCGACGAGTGTAAATCATGTCGTTGCCTTTAGCTGCTTCACGAGAAGTTTCAAATGTAGTCAATCCTGATGGATTTCCTGTATTGAGACCGATTGAACCTGTGCGGAAAAGGTATGATGTATAAACATCTCCTGTTGGTGCAATACCATCATCGATAATGACACGGTAACCAAGGTAGGTTGGAATGTTGATAGTCGCAGTTGTTGGCTGGATGTATTGAATCAAGTTATCTTTTTGTAGTTTAGTGTAAACCGCTGAGTGCATAGCAATAGCAGTAACTTGATCAGCAGAATCTCCAAGCAATTGTTTAGCGTCCAATACCATAGCTGCATCGATACCAGTAGACGCTTTTGATTGGTCTGATACGTGAGTTTCTTCAAGCGCACCTTTCTCTCCACCTGTTCCAGTAGCAAAGATACCATTCAAGGTAGCAATCAAGGCTTTTTGGTCTTCACGTAGCCAGTAGGCACCGATACGGTTCAAGATAGCACGCACTGGGTCAGAACCAGCTACAATACCAGTCAATTCGTTGGCAGCCCAACCACGTCCACGATAAAGAACGCAGGCAATGTCTGCTCCAGCAGTGATTTTGCCAGTTTCTAGGGCTTTGTCGCCATTTCCGAGAACTTCAGAATCACCAGTAAGGTCATTCCAGAAAGGCATGTTGACCAAAAGACCACCAGATGTAATGTTTTTAGAGACACGTTCGTCTGATACTGCAATACCACTTTGAACGAAAGCAGATTTAGCAGCAGTGTACTGTTGCATGTAGGCATTGTACTGTTGAGGTGTAATCGTGTCTAGAATTTTTGTAATTTCATTAGCCATTAGTTATTTTCTCCTTGTTGTTCTAAAAATTGAGTTAGGTTGACATCAGGATTGCTCAAAGCAGTTTCCCAATTCCCTAAATTAGCACCTTGCCCATCGCCTTGATTTGGCGTATATTGGGCTTGTTTCTCCCCGTTAAAGAGATATGGACTCTTAGCACGCTGAGCTTCGATTTGCTCAGTTAAGCCAATCAATTTGCCATCTTTCACAGAGATTTCGTCTTTGTTTAAGATTTTTTCAAAAATTTCTGCGTCTCGAACGCCAGCTTTTGTCAATTCAGCATCGATTAAGCGAGATTTGTTCTCATCTGCCAGCTTCGTCTCAAGAGCTTCTGTATCTTGCTTGTACTTAGCTTGTAAGTCTGCTAGCTTTTGCTGAATATCTTCAACATCTGCGCCTTTTTTCTTCAAATCATTCAAGTCTTTGTCACGTTGTGTCAGCTGTCCACGCACGCTCTCCAATTCGCTTTCTTTACTTGCCACATCATCCTTAAATTTTTGGACAGAAGCACCATACAAAGCGAAGACTTGAGAAATTTGGTCTTCAGTTAAGCCGATGTTTGCTAATTGTTCTTTTTTCATTTTGAAAATCCTTTCCTCTACGCTAGGCTTTTTAGGTGTTCTCCATCACCAGTCGCTCCGCTTTTGTTAGGACTACGGACTTGTCCAATGTTTGAACCTTTTAACGCCATGCCCAGGGCGAAAAGAAAACCGTACGGGATTCCATACGGTTAGAGCATAAGAAAACCGCCTCGATTTCGATGCGGTTAGAATTGTGATATAAATAGCAGTCTATTCCTGCTAGTCAAGATGTTGGATCGCCTACTTTCTGTTTTTTAGCCATGAAAAGTCATTATCAACCAAAACCTGATAAAGAATTTTCCCAATTCGGTCTGCCTGCTCTTCTTCATGATTTATATAGCCAGCTTCAACTAAAATACCATGCGTAATTTCGTGAATAAGTGTCTGATCTTCGATTTGTTGACTAGCTGAGTCGTCTAGAACAATCCTGCATGTCTTGTACTCAATATGCCCCCATTCTCCTGTTCTTCCCTGTAAATCAGTTATTTTTTCGATTTCATAGACGATACCACCTATTTTTACCTTATCCATATTAAGTTTATTATCACGATTCATTTCTTCAATCCTTTCTGAGTACGAAAAAAGCACTTAGATTTCTCTAGGTGCTTATTTATCTAATTGGTAAGCCTTTTGCGTAAGCTTCTTTAGCCTCCACAAGTGTCATTTTATTAGGACCGCCATCGATATTAAATGCTCCCGTATTTTGCCAATGACAAACATCACAAATATCATAAGTTTCTACTAAATTTCCACATACGGGGCAATGCACATGTTCCCATCCGTCAATCATTATTATATTCTTTTTTATAGTCGTCATAGTAATATTCCTCTCCATCATCTGGCTTAAACATAGTTGTTATTCTCGCTTTTCCTGAGGCATTTCTTTTCCCAATCGCAATTGTCCCCGTTTCTCGATTAAATCGAACTCTTCTTTCTCCAGTATCATAACCTATAATATTTTTAGAGACAACAGAAGATAATAAATTTCTAGCCAATTGTTGATATTCTTCAGGGCTTTCCGCTCCGAACTCTTTCCCATGACTTTTGAAATGTCCATTTAAAGATTTCTCAGTAGGAAACTTGGACTTTGCCCATCTGATGCGGTCTTTTAGTTCCTTATATCCCTCAGCATCATTATACTTCAAATCATAGAAGCCTGCAAATGTTTTGGGCATATTTTGAGAGCCTAAAACCTGCCTATAAGCTATGAACTGTTCCTTGGATCTGCGGACTCTGTCCTTTTCCAATCTTTCAGCTTGTAGCTTGTCTTTGATGGCAGTCTGACCATACTTATCAAGCTGCTGCTTTCGCCAATCCTTGAAGGTCTGACCACTATCTACCTCGTAGCCTTTTCCTGTTTCAATATCTCTTGCATAGCGTTTCCCACCTTTTTCTAAGGCAGGAACCGTTGTACATCGACAGTGAGGGTGCATGGTCGGGTAATTTACACCTTTCTCTGCATCCTTAACAAGAAATACCTTACCGTCTAACTCTCCACAAATAGGGCATGTGTGAACCTCTAAGGTCGCCAGATACCTGTACTTCTTGATATTGTCGTCCTGATATTCATCCAGCGTTGCCTGAGCCTGAATTCCGTTCGTTTCCGTCTGCAAAACAGTCACTGCACGATTACGAGCACGGTCGAACTCAATTGCTAGAAGTTTACTTGACTGGTCTACAGGATAACCTCGGTTTAAATCATTGGTTACAAGTGACTCTACTCTACTAACCAGTTCGTCCATGTTGCTACCCCAAACACGCTCAGAGAACCGCTTACCTTTGAAGTTTTCCTTGATTGCCTTTTGAAGATACTCTTCTTCTAGACGCTCAGGCTTGAAATTCGGTTCTCTTTTGGTCTGCTTATGGTAGTTGTAAGCACGATTTAAGTAGGTTTCTTGGTAGGTTTGCTTGAGATGTGTTTCTATTCGCTTATTGATTTTACCATTCATTTCAGCGATATCCATCTCAACACCAGCAAACAAGGCATCTGCATTTGTTTTGACCTTTATTGACCTTGACCACTCTGTTAAATCAGGATGTTTCTTAACAAAGCTAGCAATCTCTTGCTTGGTTTTCATTTGGTCAGTCTTAGTCAGGGATAACAGATAAAATGGTAATGAGTCGCTACGATTTTTAGATACCCTCTCAAACGCCTCTAAACGCCCTGTAATGCGTTTTAGTGTTCTGTGGTATAAATTATCGATGTAGTCTATTATCTCGCCGAGGTCGTCAATCTGAGCCAGCTCATATAGCAATCTGTCTTTCTCTTCTCGGTTGAGGTCATCGAGAGATTCGATGAAAGCAATCTTCTCTTCTTTATTCAGTTTCCGACTCATGCTCTACCTCTTCCATGTCGTAGAGTTTTTCAGATTGTTCCTCTTGGTCAGCTTTCTGCAAGCGTAGTTCATCCTGCCAATCTTCTACAATTGGATTTGATTTAGCTACGTTCTCTCTTGATGTGATAGTTGCAAGAGTAGAAACTACTTGAGCCATTTCTGTATCATTATTGATTGAGTTCCGTGTCCATGTTTGCTTGATTTTGAGTTTGTCGGATAACCCTAGATGTTTCAAGATCATCTTAACAAGCGTGGCATATCCACTCCTAAACTGAGTTTCCATATTCCCAGCTTTTAACTCTAAAAGAGAGTAAAGAAACTTCAAAGCAACTCCAGAACTGTTACCCAGCTTATCTGTTTCAGGGTTAACCCCTTGGCCACTAATAAAGATTTGTTTCTTAGTCCGCTCTAAAATCAGATTTCTTGCTTCGGTTGGAATGTCAATCGCAATGGTTGTAACTCCTGATTGGTCTCCCATGCCGTCGTTGTCCATCTTAATCATCTTGTAGCGTTTCAAATCTTCTAGAAACTCTTGCTTGTCCTGCCCACCGTAGTTTGTAAGAACAAAGATAACCTCTTGAACATCGTCTGTATCATTGACAAACCCACTAAAAACCTTGTCGTAAACGTCAACTAGGTCTTTGATTGGCTTCAAGTCATTGGTCTCAATTTCGTTATTCTTGAACGGAATAAAAGGAACAAGGCCAAAATCATGTTTGAAACTATTGTCGCTTGAGCGGTCTCCATTCATGGTATCAATCAAAGAGATTGCTTGGAATGTTTCTAATCCTTCCAGTGGCTTATTTTCTTCGTGCCGATAGAAAGAGCACTCTTTGTCGTTCCAATATTCGTAAACAGTGTAATTTTTACCATCTGTTTCATCAATGCTAGAGTAAACTCGCAGTACCCCAATCAACTTCTTATCCAAAGACTTTGAGTAGATAGGTATCACTTCTTTTGAGTCCACGCAAGCATATCTAAACGAGTTATCACTAGCATCTTTCCAAACGTGAAGCCAAGCGATACCAGCATTTCCTGCATTAACGCAAAGTTGCTTGCTGATACGTTCATAATCGTCTCCTAAGACGTCTACAATCTTATCATTAACGCTTTTATCGTCCACATCAAATGTAGGCGGATAGGTCAACGCATAAGCCTTTTTCTGGTCAAGCAATAACTGGTGCCAGTTGTGACTAATACGATTGTCAGCATTACGAAAGGCATTATCTTCTGCTTTCGCTTCGTTCTCAGCTCCTTTTTTATCGGCAGGCTTACGCTTTCGTTTAATATCATTCTCGTTACGATAGTATTTCTCGGCTTCAGCTGCTTGTGAGACAAACTTTCCATGTTTGACCATCTGCGACGAGATTATATTTTTAATTACTTCTATTTCCAAACAGTCATACCTCCTGACTTGAATAATACTGTATAGCAGAAATAACGTAGGGCGTCCATTGCGTGGTCGAACTGTTTGATAGGCTTGTCCTCGCCATTCGCAGAGGCTTTCTCGTCCCAGACATAAGCGTGGAACTCTTTCAACGTATTCACACAGTTCTCATGCACTGCGATTTTCTCTTGACCAAGCATGGAACCGACAAAACGAATACCTTCAAGGACGTTATTTCTAGCTTTTTTGATTCTATATCCTCGCTTCTTCAATTCAGCAATGAATGAAGAAGCAGACGGGTCAATAATGATTCGTTCGATGTTCGTATCTCCTAACCAAGCAGTTAAATCATCAGCATACTCGGCATTGGTTTTCTGTACGTTCTCGTCACGACCTGAGTAATAATATTCTCTTGTCAAGTAATACTTGCCATTGATGTCTTTTTCCCATAAAAGAAAAACGGTCGCATTCTGCGTACCGTAGTCGACTGAAACATATTTGCCCAGCTTACTCATTTCTGGCAAAGTTGATACAACATGCTTATCCTTACTGAACATATCGTAGACAATACCTTCTGCAACCGTCCAAAGACCTTGAATATATCGCTGATAGAAAACACCTTGATATTGACTTCTATAACGCTTTTTGATGTTCTCTGAAAGAGAAAGGTTATCGTCCATGTCAAAATGCAGATAAAGCATGTTCTTTGTTTCTGCTTTGTCTATCCAATTGACTTTAAACCAATGATAAGGCCCGTCTGGGTTGCAGTTGAACCACCACTTAGAACCTATCACAGAGCACCGCCCTGTACCCTGGTTAACAAACGACTCTGGCATAAGCGCTACTTCATCAAAAAAGATACCTGCCAGCGTTAAACCTTGAATAAGATCCTGTGAACTTTCGTCCTTACCGCCAAAGATATAAAAATCATTCGACACGTCTCCTTTTGTGATTTCTATCAAGTTATCCGTCCGATGATAGACGTAGCTAAAACCTCTTGACTGTATCATAACCAATAATAGTTTCAGGACGTTACGGTTGAAAGAGCCGATTGTCTTCCCACACATGGCAAAGTTCTGATGGTTGAATGATGTCATCGCCCAGATAACAAAAGCTAGGCTCATAGAGACAGTCTTGCCAGAACGGATAGCGCCATCAGCAATAATGCCTTCTGATTCATGAACCGGAGAGTTCCAAAGCCACCAAGTCAACACTTTCTTCTGCTTTTTGCTAAAAGGTTGAAATTTGAATGTATTGGTTTGCGTTCTTAATCTAGCCAAGTTTCTTCAACCACCCCTTCTAGAGATTTAATAAAGCCATCATCATGTATGTTTTCAGGCTCATTGTCAGGCAGTTTAGATTTCAGAATCTCAATTCTCAATCTCTGCTCCTCTGTAACAAGGCTTGAGCGAGTCAATTCATCATATGTTTTAATCATATTTCTAAGTTCTGACTGTATTCTTGCAATTGCAGCTAAAGCCTTACCCTGCTTATCCCAAGCAGTGTGAACTTCATAGCTTTCTCCGCCTTTTGCTGTGCTTGCAATAAGCATAGTGGTTGTATCATCAACGTCCTGAACGTACAGAATGCGCTGGGCATGTAAAAGATTAGCATAGGTTAGCTGAATGTTCTCCCAAAGAATATCAATTGGTTGCTTATCTGCCAGTTGCTCGTATATCTCATGCACTCCTTGCGGTAGATACTTAGCAAACAGGCCGTGTTTAAGGGCATTTTGCGAGCCTTTAGGCGCTCCATGACCAACTGCGTTCTTATTCCCTTTGGGTGCACCTCTTGGATTTTTGGGTGCACCCTTTTTTATACGAGTCCAATTATGCCTACGTTGCCATGATTTGACTGTGTTGATTGAGACATCATGTTTAGTAGCAATGTCTTTGTACTTCATTCCTGCCTCATAGTCTTTGCGTGCTAGTTCGCTTTTTTCCATGCCCTCCTCCCTGATTTGTTTATTTTGTAAACTAAAAAAGCCACACGATGTGCGACCTTCTTAAGACCTCTCTCTGCGAATTGGAATCGCAATTGGAACGACAGGACTCGAACCTGCCTACGTTTCAGACCCTTTATAGCCATATCGCTCCACCAACTGAGCTACGTTCCAACTACAAGGCGACTACTACCTTGCGTGTTAATTAGTAATCAATTTGAAAGTTTTCCTTTTTTTTATTTTTTTGTAGTCATTTAAAACCTCTAGCGGAATCAAACCGCCTAGCTTATAACTTACCTAGGATATAATTAGCTACGCAACCATGCAAGGTCCAGTCGCTCCTGCAACCATTTTTAAGTTAATGAGTGATATATGAATGCTAAGCCTACTGCCTACCCCATTTTGGGACACAAACACTCAAACGGCGATGCCCGGAATCGAACCAAGGGAAACATAGGAGAGAAACCACTTACCTGTCACCGCCAAAACGAGGCCGAAGCCTCAGAAATAAAATGAAAAATATAAAGGAGACATCAATGAACGAAATAGAGGGAGGAACTCGAACCCTCAACGCCTTTACGACACCCTGATTTCAGGTACCTCTCTTTTCAATCCTTGACACTACCATTCTAACAGATTTTAGACTTCATGCGCATTCACTTTAGCTCACTTTGTCTATGATTGCCTCCTCTAGTTCGGACTCGGCCTGTTTGCGTAATCTGTAATAAGTTGCCTTACTAATTCTCAAATTGTCGCAAATATCCTCAATGTAAGTCTTAGTAATGTAAGTCATTCTAAGGACAGACCTGCTTTTTGGATTTTTAAGCCTATTGATCATTCTACCTAATTCAAGTTTTCTGTTAATAACCTCTTTAGTATCCTGCTCTATAGCCTCTTTCATCACTACCAGCTGAGTATAGACATCATCAACTTTTCTAGTCTGTCCACCTTGAACTTTGACGCCTGACCACTGAGGACTTGAGAGCAAACCTGCCTCAAGCTCATTGATTTCATCTATACGGCTTTGGATGTCCATGTCAAGGTCTTGTAATTCTTTCAATAGCTCTTTAGCCTTGTTCACTCTCTATCTCCTTTGTGATATAATAATATTATTGAGATTATAGCTGAGGCAGAGAGTGCCTTGGCTTTTTTATTTTATTCTTTATTCGTGATCACACTACCTGCACCGTTAACAGTGACCCAGCCATGCTTCTCTCTGGCTTCTGCTTCTTTCATCCGGATAAGATTATCTGTGATTGAGTCTGACTTAGCTTTGTTGGCCTTGGCTTCACCTTCTGCTTTGATGATGCCTGCGTCTGCTTCTGCTTGAGCTTGAACTTTTTTAGTATCAGCTTCAACTTTAGCCTTTTCCTGTTCTTGTTTAGCTGTATCGATTTCTTTTTGTTTTACAGATTCATTTTTGATTGCTGCTTCAATCTCATCTCCTGCATCTTGGTCTGTGATGGTAAAAGAAACAAACTCCAAATCTTAAGACTCAAATTTTTCTTTAAGAGCCTTATCAATTGCCTCATAGACCTCAGTACGCTTGTCACCGAGAATATCATAAATATCGTAATTTCCAGTTACAGATTCAATAGCACGCTGAACAGCAGGAGATACTACACTATTATTCACGTTTTCTAAGTCTGTGTAATTAGAGAAGACTGTCATAGCCTTTTCCTTATTGACACGATATTTCACATCGATATTAGTGTTGAGCCACTGACCATCTTTAGTCTGAGTCGTGATTTTCTCCATTGTTTTTGTTTGAACAGATGTCGATAAGGTGTATACTTTGTCAATAAATGGCATTTTTAGATGATATCCTGTTTGTAGGGTGTTTTCTTGAACACCTCCAATCGCGCTAACCTTAACCCCAACCGTATTAGCTGGGATTCGTTTCACAGCCGTGAGACGAAAAATCCCAAGTGAAGCAACCGCTGCAACTGTAATGATACCGCCCTTGGCAAGTTTTGTAAGTGTCGTTTTTCCTGTTTCGTTATTGTATTGTGTAAACATTGTTTTTACTCCTTTTTCAAATTATTTTCCCATCAAAAACTAGTGTTATTGTACCTGTACCATCTTTGTGTTTAGATACTAAAGCACGGCAATCTGAGCCTAATTCAATACCCTCAACTGTGATACTGCGCTTTATCCTGTCAACATTGATGATTGTTCCCATTAATGTTTTAATTCTCATTCTCCATCTCCTCAATAAGCCAGTCGAGATTCTTTCTGGCTTTCTTCAGGTCTTCGATACCATTCTTTTCTTTGTATCGAAGTAAATACTCGACCGCACTGCACCAGCGATGCGCTTCCATTTCTGACTTGCCTTTGATGAAATTCCTCGTAACATCCTTCACTTCGAGACCATAAGTCCCGATGTAGTGGTTTGGTTTGTTTATGTTATCAATTATTTCTGGGTACATCATTTATCCTCCAAAAGCTCTCTGTTTTCGTAGATGTTGCCGATGATTTCTTCATGCTCAGTCCACGCATATCCTTCTCTCAAGTCTTTTAGGTATACAGCTGGCATTCCTCCAAAATACGTACCTCCATATTCTTTTTCTATATAGACTTCGTGAAGGCATCCTCTTGTGCATTTGATAATGTCTCCGACAAATACCTCTTTGCCGTTCTTGTCTCTGAGTCCTGTTGATTGCATGAGTTTAATTTCATCAAACTCTACTGACATTTCTGTACATCTTTCAGTATCTCCCTGCTGACAGATATCTACGAATTTGCTATCAAATGAAATGTTAGTTACATCACACATCCATTTCAATGACTTTATCCATGCTCTATATCTTGGTATCATAATTTCACCTCTTTCCCAACTTTCACTTTCTCATACACGTCCTTCGTAACCACGAACACCCCGTAGTCACGAATCGTAAGCGTGTATAGCTTCCCATGTCGTCCTTTCTCAACGACTTTACCAAACACCTCAGAGCCTGCGTTATCAGCCTTGTAGATAACCATCGGGCGCTTTTCTTCTAGTTTTTTAATGTGGATACTCTGCCAAATATTCAATCCAGCGGATAATAATATCCAGATTGCTATGAATCGTTTCAATCTGTGACCTCCTCTACTATGATTTTGTAGCTCATTCCCGTTTTTAATTTAAATGGAATTTCTACTTTCTTTGCACCATCGAAAACAATAGTTGCTAGAGCATCAAGTACATTTTGTCCCATCAACACTTCTAAATCAACCATGCTTGTATCTTGTTCTTTACCATTGATTTCCATTACTCCACCTCCTCAATTTAAGCTTCGTTCAAATACTGGTTATATACATCTTCATCAAGAATTCCGTTTTCGATTAGATTTTCAACTGCAATTTCAATTTTAATCAAACGATTTAATTCCTTGTTAGGCAACGTAGCCATAATAACTTCTTTCATCACTCCACCTCCTTACTTTTTTGAATTCTTTCGTTTAAAGACTGGATTATGTCTTTCTTTTTCCTTCTGCTTGTGGTAATTATTGTCTTTATCGAAAACAGAGTTTTCATCTCTCATAATTTTTTTCACAACATATGGATTCATTACCTCTTTTTCCTTTTTCTTTGGTTTTACATTTATTTCTAGGAAGAAAGATTGATTTGGAATTTCAAGTGCGAAAGTTGTTGTATTGTTGTCGGGAGAGTTTAAAAGATTACCAATTTCAAGAATAAGTTCAGTAATACTACTTCCAAGCGTTAATGCCATCACTCCACCTCCTCAATCTCAATCCCCTCACAATCGAATACCCAGCCGTACCCAGCTTCTTCTAATCGCTTTCTAGTAAAGCTTTCAAGATCGCCATACACTATTTCAAAATCAAGATGATCGCCACCCTGTCTGTACACAGTTTTCAACGACTGTCCATTGCACAATATCACTTCATATCTCTTCTCTTCCTCGACCTCGTAGCCGAATTGGTGCATGTTGACAAGGGTTTGAATAGGTGTATTATCTACGTCGTTTAACCAAAAAGCGAACTTACTATCAATCTTTCCCGACTCGCTTTTTGAAGATAACCAATCCCACACATTGTACTCAAATTCGTCTTTGTGTTCCTCATACCAATCCGCAACAAACTGCTTTACTTTGACTGGTTGCGGTTCCTCTAGTTGTTTCAAGTCTTCTAGAAAAATTTGACGAGCTAGTTCTCCTGTTTTACCATTCCACTTCCCCTCATATCTTTTGTATTTCTCAATTAATTCCTTAACATTCATCTTCCAACTCCTCAACTCACCTTGTGGCTTTCCAAATTTCCAAATTCTTGGCCATGGTTTACAAAATATGAACCAATCAGGATAGCGTCAGCTTCATCGTCTTTGACGTTCAGGTCGAATTCATCAGACACCTTAGCAACGGCCTGTAGCTTCATTGATTTTTTACTTCGGTCCTTATAGCTAAATTTCCAATACTTGCGCCAGGTCGACACGTTCACGAAGTACACATTGTCAGCAATCAGTCTGCCAAGAATGATACCTGTAACAATTCCAATACTGATCATAGACTGCTGATTTGGCCCCATTACCGAGTTCTTCTCGACCACAATCGATTCAAAATGGCAGTCGTACTTCTGGAGCGCCCTTGATTGAATCGCTCGCAATTCACTAGCCATGAACCGCCCACGTTCAAAGAATGACTTGCTTTTATGCTTTAAGACACCACTCTGGACAAGTTCAGAGCCGTGAAATATGGCCCAACCTGTCGCAGTAGTCGAAATGTCTAACGATAATGTCAGAGATTTCATTGCAGCTCTCCCTTGATTCCACAAAGATCGAATAGATTTCGCTTGTTGTTCTCGATGAACTCAAAGAACTTCTGAAGTTCGGCTAAGTGGCGTTTCTCCCTCTTGACTCCAAGGCTCGTATGATACTCTGTTGGCGTTTTCGGTGTTACCCTGATGTCTAGCCAATAGAGAGGCTCGAAC